GGAGTGAGAGCACGAGGCTTCGGATCCTGGCCTTGTCGGCAGGCGAGCGGAGGCTTCCGAGGAAGCGCGCGGTCTCCTCACCCATCTCCCGTGTCCAGACCTCCCCCGGGTCCCGGTCCCAGGGAGCCGCCTCCTCCGGGACCAGGAGGCACCCGAGGAGGTCGAGGATCGCTCCGCTCTCGACCGTCGCTTCCAGCAGCCGCCGAGCGAAGGCCTCGGGACTCTCCCGCGGCTGGATCGTGATCTCGTCGATCCGGGCTCGCTTGACCAGCGCCAGGAAGCGGAAGTCCTGCTCGACGGTCGACTCCCGGACCGTGAGGAACGTCCGGCCGCCGAGGACGTGCTGTTCCGGTGCTTCCGTCATCACGCGACCTTGATCAGCCGATAGTGCGGCTCGTTCGTGTGGTTCACGGCGTCGGACTCGATGTCGCCTGTAAGCGTGAAGCTCGAGTACTCGTCCGAGATGAACCCGATCGCCCCGTCCGCGCGAACCGAGGCGCGCCAGATCTCGCACTCGTACTTCGGTCCACGGGCCGGATCGCCGATGAAGCGCAGGTAGCCCTTGACCGAGGTCTGGTTCATGCCGCGGATAGTGGGCAGCGCGAGCGTCGCGTAGGTGAAGTCGACCTCGATGTCGGAGCCGTCGGTGATGGCGCCGCCCTCGACGATGTAGATGCGGCCGGTCACGGCGTCGACCTTGTAGTCGTCGTCCACGACGTAGACGGGCGAGCCGCTGGGGCCGGTCACGGTGACTAGGCTCACCTGCCGCTTGGAGAGCGGGTAGTAGCGGCCCTGGAGGACGTCGGCGATGGCCTCGTTCGTGACGGTGGAGCCGGTCTGAGAGAGGGTCGAGGTGTCCCCGAAGAGGGCCATCGCGAGGTTCTCCTTCGAGAACTCGTCACCCACGATCCGTAGCGCGAGCGTGGTCCGAAGCACGTCGGAGGCGATCAGGTCCGCAGCCTTGTCCGCGCTCGAGTACTTCTTGATGTCCTCGGATGTCGGCGTGATCTCGAAGGTCGGGCAGTTCCCGAGGAAGAGCTCGCCCGTCCTCGCGCCGGTCGCATCGAAGCGATCGAAGTAGATCTTGCCCCGGCCGAGCAAGATGTTGTTGCCGTTTACGACCTCGGGCATGTTCTCCTCCTACGCGACCTGCTCCGCGTCGTCCGCGCGGGACTGGTACTGGATCCGAAACGTCATCGTTGAGCGGCAGAACGAGGTCTCCGCCTGCTCGTACTCGAACTTGGTGCCGACCTCGTCGGCGAGATGGTTCGCGAGCCCGTTGAAGGTCCCGGCTGCACCCAGGGACTTCGTTGCCCACGCCAGGATTGGGTCGGCTGCCTTGTCGGGCTCATCGGCCGCACCGGTCGTGGTCAGAACCTCGACGCTCAGGAGGACCGATCGCCGGACGATGGGTCCACGACTGGCGCCACCCGCCTTGAAGTCGCGCATCGTCTCGACCGTCTCGGCTGCCTGGTAAACGGTGAGCGCCGGGAGCTGGTCCGTGCTGGGGGAATCGAGCCGCGTCCGGACGGGTACCGGCACGCCCGGGGGCGCACCGGTAGCGAGTGCCGTCACGGCGGCCGCCACTATCTGCTCGCGGATCGTGCTCATGGCTTCCTCAGCGCAACCCGGGTCATGGCCCCGTCGCCGTAGGGGAGGACCTTCAGGACCACGTAATCGGTGTCGCCCACACTGATAGGGGAGCCCGAGGTGAGGCCCGGCAGAGCATCGCTCTGGATGTGCACGATCTCATCGGCCGCGACGACGGCGGGCATCTCCCCGCCCAGGAGCTCCGCGGCCTCGCGATCGAGAAGCCCGGTCACAGTCGTCGCGCCGAGCGTCACGTCGACACCGCCCCCGGCGTCCGCCAGGTCGGCCAGCATCGCAGCGATGTCGGTCTCTCCCAGGAAGCCCATGGATCAGCTCGCCTTCTTGATCCCCAGGAACTCCACGCCGAAGTCGAACGACGGCGTGGTGCCGGCGATCGTCCCGATCACGCGCAGGTAGCGCTTCAGATCGGAGACGTTCACCTTCATGACCTGCACGCCGGCCGTACCGGCGTCGCTGGTCACCTGCGTGAACGCGGCCCCAGTCACGTCTGCGAAGGTCGAGTTGTCATCGGAATGCTGGAGCTTCACGTCGAGCGTCGGGGTGGTTCCGGTGCCGGCGGATGCGTTCAGAACGACAAGGGTGACGCCCTCGTAGTGGAGGACATCGATGCCGGTGCCGGTCAGAGTAGAAGTGCGCCGGGCCGCCGCAGCGAGCACGAGCCCGACCGCCTGAGCCATGGCATTCAACAGGTGAGTCATTCGGGTCTACCTCCCGCCGGTTCGAGTCCGGCCTCTGCGCGCCACGTCAGGCGCTTCGATGACGGGGTCCCGGCTCTCAAGCGCCGGGTCCTGGTGAGTGATGACGGCGGGTTCGGGAGCCTCCGTGCTCTCCGGACCCGCCTCGGGCGCATTCGGGATCGCACGGGCGTAGCCCATCCGGACCTTCTTTCGGGCGTCGATGATCGAGAGGTCCCGCGGGGCCACGAGGACCTGACCTGGGTAGACGTCGTTGCCTTCGCCTCCTAGGCAGTGGCCCGTCGTGATCTCGATCGTCAGCGTCAGCTGGTCCGCCATGCGATCCATCCCTTCGCGCCGGTCTACGAGAGCGTGGCGCCCGTGCCCTTGACGAACGACTCGCCGCGACGGACCGCCGTGTCGCCCATCGAGTAGCTCGTGATGAGGATTTGGCCGCGCGCCGCCTTGGTCACGACGTCGACCACGATCTCGAGGTCGTTGCCCCACATGCCGACGAGCAGGTCCTGCCAGTTGGCAAAGATGAGGCCGTGCTCGTTGCTACCGGCCCCGAGCGTCTTCGAGATCTGGTTCGTGGTGCGGGCCGGGTAGCCGCCGAGGTCGCCCTCGCGGTAGGTGCCGCTCCACAGGAAGACCGGGTAGCCGGAGACGAGCGGCGTGCGCTTGAGCACGCCTGCCATGAGCGGCGTGGTCATCCAGGAGAGCGACCCCAAGTCCGCGTTCTTGTCGGCGACCAGCGCCGGCATGGTGGTGATGTCCGTCAGGTCGGGGACTCCACCGACAGGATGCGAGAGGACGTCCGCGGCCGAGTAGATCCCGACCGGCTGCTTGTCCGTGCCCTTCCCGTGCAGAGCCCCGAGGTCGATCGCTAGGCCGTGGCCGATCGCCAGATCGTTCCGCACGTCCGCCTCGACGTCGATCGAGGACATGACCAGAAGCTGCCGAGGGATCTGGACCTGGCCGATCAGCGTCTTGGGCGAGAGGGACACGTAGCCGTAGGCCGGCTCGGACTGCGGCGCGTCCGCGGGCGGGTTCTCCTCCATCCAGGTGACGGCAGGAGCCCCGGTCTTCTTGTTGAAGTAGACGACGCCCTGGAGCCCCGGATAGAGCCGCGCGCCAGAGACGAGCACCAAGGCCCGGTTGCGGAGCAGATCGATCATGTCGGGCATGACCTGCTGGCCGACGAGCGTGGCCCCGCCCGTGGGCTGGGTCGTACCGAGAACGCGCTCCTGGCCGCCGTCTTCGTCGCGGAGCCGCCAGGGAACCAGAACGCCACCGTGGTCAGCGCCGGTGCGGTGCTTGGTCAGCTCTTCGTGGACCTCGGCCTCGAGCCCGTCGTAGCGGCTGCGCTTGCCGTCCATGATCTCGGCCTGCATCCGGATCGCCCGGTGAATCGAGTAGCGCTTCCGGTCACGGGTCGGCATGGCAGCCAGCGACTCAGCCGATGGCTGGCCGGGTCCATGGGTGCGGACCGCCTTAAGGATCTCGCGCGAGACCTGGTCGGGCGTGAGGCCCTGGCGGATCCATGCGGCCGCCCGGTCGGTCACGCCGTGGGTCTGGGCCATCTCCATGATCTCGGCCGCCTCGGCGCCGCGATCGCGGACTTCGACGGGTGCCGGCGGAGCCGCCGGCGTCACCGGGGTCTCGATGCCCTTCGCGGGCGGCGTGACCGCGGCGGGCGGGGTTCCTGCTTCGACACTCATGGCGCGTTCTCCTTCCATGGCGGGTTCCTCGATCGTGAACTCGACCAGGTCGACGTCTCCGGCCCCCGCGCGCGCTTCTGCACGCGTGCGGCCGAAGCCGACCTTGTAGTCGGCGGGTATGGGTTCGGTGGAGACCTCGTAGGGCATCCAACGGCAGCGGTAGGTGGCGACACCGGTCTTGTTGTCCTTCGACACCAGCTCCATCGAGAGGACCTGGTAGCCGACCGACACGGTCTTGATGTGTCCCTCGCGGAGCATCGTCTCCTGCTCTTGCCCCAGCGGGATCGAGGAGAAGGCCGCCATGCCGCGCAGGCGCTTGCGCTTCTCGTCGAGCGAGACGTCGGTCACCGACCCGAAGTGCAGGAGCCGCTGGTGGGACTTGATGAGCGGGAGGCCATTCTTGGCCCGCGAGAAGTCGATGTCGCCGGGCTCGTGCGAGAGAACCTCGTCGTAGTCCTCCCAGGTGTCCCAGGAGAAGCGGCGTACCGGGGTCTCGCTCGAGAAGGAGAGCGGGTAGAGGCGGACCTCTCCCTCGGCGCCGTCGGCGCGCGGCTCGACCTCGACCTCGAAGTTCCGGTACTGGATCCGCGGCACCTTGACGGTGCGCGTGGTCGCGAGTCCGGGTACGGTTGCCGTGCTCATGACACCAGTGGTGCCGCATCCGGAGAAACGCGACCAATCTAAATGTCATTTAGATTGGTCGAGCTCTCGGCTGGGTGGCAGCGTGGCCGCATGGCACAAGAGCTTTCCGCACTTCCCGAGTCCTTCGCCGCGGGCACGACGGTCAAGTACCGCAAGCGGTTCAGCGACTACCCCGTCAGCGCCGGCTGGACGCTGAAGCTCCATCTCGCCGGCGCGAGCGTGCTGGCCAAAACCGCCCTCGCGGACGGGGATGACTTCGTCCTGACGCTTGCCGCCGAGGACACGGCCGGCGCGTTCACTCCCGGGCACTACAAGTGGGTGGAGCGCATCTCGAACGTCGCGGGCGAGGTCTACGAGGTTGCCAGCGGAACCGTGACCGTGCTCCCGAACCTCGCCGAAGCAACGGAGGGTAGCGAGCAGGAATGGGTCGAGCGGGCGATTGCCGCCCTCAAGGCCCACATCGAGGGGCGGCTTCCCGCGGGGATGGAGAGCTACCAGATCGCCGGCCGCGCCGTCTCCAAGATCCCGGTCAAGGAGGCGGTGTCGCTCCTGGCCACGTTCGAGTCCCGCCTCGCACGGCTCCGGAGCCCCGACTTCGTGACGCGGCCGGTGCTGGTTTCCTTCACTGGCCCCGGGTTCGACCGATGAAGCGGCGGCCGCTCCACCAGCGCCTGGGCCGGGCACTCCGTCTGGCCTGGGCTGAGGTCCGAGGCTCGCGGAGCGTCTTCGACGGCGCCGGCGTCCATCGGCTGCTCCTCGACTGGATTGCACAAGCCCGCTCGGCCGACGAGGAGATCCGGGGCGACCTCCGGCTCCTGCGCGCCAGGGCGCGCGAGCTCGGCCGCAACAACAGCTACGTCAAGCGCTACTTCCGGCTGCTAGCGAACAATGTCATCGGGCCCATGGGCATCAAGCTCCAGGCGCAGGTCTGGGCCGGGGACGCCAGCGACGCGAAGACGAACGCCGCCATCG